CTTACTCATTGAGGGAGCAGGCCATCAAGGATCGCGCTAAGCGCAATCCTTCTTGGTCGAAGGACACACGCCTCACGGCTGCGTACTTCATCAAGACGTTCAACGCATTTGCGATTGGACGTACCCTTGAAATCATTCGCTTCAAGGCGTTTGGTGACCAGATGGAAGAGTTCCCTGCCCCTGAGGGGTGGGAACCGCCCTTCTAGGGCACATTCATACCGGTGGTGGGGGTAGGGAAAGATAGTACCTGCCCCCACTACCACTACCAGAAGTGGAGGACATATGTGGATTGTAAACGAAGATGGTTTCTTCTCAATCACATCAGGTGATCCCGAGGATTACCGCAAGTTGAATGCGGGTACGGATGATGCTGTCATACGTGCGCGTGACCGTGTTTCGTTAGAGATGATGAAACTCAAACTAGATGGGCCTAATGATCCTACGATCGTGGGTCCGTGGCCGGACGCTGACTACCGTTATCGTATGGCTATCAACAAGTTGGAACTGGCTAAGTACCTGTTCGATTATGCGACGAAGGACTTGACGTACATTAGTTTCAAGGAAGGGGTGAAGGCGCGATGGTGGTACCTGCCAGCACGCATACAGCGCGCCCGTCAGGTTGCACTCATAGATATTTGGGCTGCTGCCCGTGCTTCATGGGTGGCTCCGGGGTGGGAGGACTACCCGGAGAATCAACCTGAACTTGACGAACTGTTATCAGATCGTAACCGTAGTAACGAATCTGTAACATAACCAGCGACTAGACTTTAGGTACTTAGTTCCTCCACTCCCCTAAAGGGGGAGTGGAGGTACTGAGTACAAGGGGGAGATATGAGATATCCATTACACAAAGACCAAGACGGTCGATGGGTTCACACTTGGGTACGTCAGTCAGCCATCAAGACAAGCGATATGTGCTTGGAGCGTTGGCGTAGGGACATATTCAACAACGAACCAGAACGAATCAAGGACGCATCCATGCTGGGCACAGTGTGCCACTCAGCAGCAGAGGATGCGCTGACATCTGTGATCGACGTAGCGGAAGGTCACAGCGATGCGCCCATGTCGTTGGAAGACACGATGGACGCATTCACGTACTACTGGGAGGACGCCATTCCCACCATTCAGGTGTGGAACAACTACAACCCTGACAGCGCACTCGCTGCCGGGTTGGACAAGGTGACCAACTGGTACAACGAAGTCTTTCCGCAGGTCACACCTGTACAGGTTGAGCATACGTTCAACGTGCCCTTCATCGAAGACGATGAACGTATCGTCCGGTTGACGGGCACCGTGGACCTTGTAGAGAAGGACCGGTTGTGGGATTGGAAGTTCCCTAGCAGGGACTACACCCGTGACCGTTGGCAATACGAGCGTTGGGATGTGCAATCCATTGCGTACTGTTACGCAATGGGTATCCCGAACTTTTCTTATGCGATCATGCACCCTCACGGGGTGGGTCGTATGGATCTAGTGCGTAACCAACAACACTTTGACTGGTTGCGTACGAAGGTGTTGGCACTCTGCCGACTGTTGGAATCCCAGACGGGTGTATACCCGTTAGGGGACAATGGTTGGTGGTGTTCCGACAAGTGGTGCGAATATTTCGCACAGTGTAAGGGTGCAACGATAGGAGGCACTTAGTATGGCATGGCAGCCAATGGCCCCGGAAGAACGGGCCAGTATAGAATCACAGGTCATTCTGAAAGCAGCAGTCGAACTGGCTGTTGCTGAGATTGGCAACGAACCTGACGGCGTAGCCGTCACGATGGCGATTGAGAATGCGGAGGCGCTAGCACTAGCACTTCCGAAACTACAGAAGACATTGCTACATATCCGTGCGGGAACCCCGCAACAGACAGTAGCGGTGCAGGCCACCGGACCCACGCCAGACGTTGTGGATCAGGCGGTTGGTATGGTGCAGGCTGCGTTCCCCGGAGCGACCGCTGCGCCCTCTACCTATGAGGCAACGAGCGGGAGGCCGTCTATGTACATTGACGACCCCGACTACGCTCAGGTATACAAGATATTCCTGACTGAGAAGACAGCGGGTATCGCCTACGCATCCAAGGACAGCATGTTCATGGACAATCAGGCGGTTCGTAAACTCTTCCAGACCGGAGCGCGTGAGTTCCCTGCGGACTATTGGGCAGAGTCCATGCGTAACAAGGCAATCCCTGTTACGAAGACGGGCAAGTGTGGCCTTGGCGACTTCAAGATCAAGAAGGCAGCCAGTGTCGGAGAAGACGGTACACCGTTCCTAGGTGTAGGCGATGGGAACCATCCCCTTGCCAACAAGAGCGGGTACTTCGGTGGTTTGCAGAAGCATTCCCCGTTCAACTGGGGTGAACGTCCGAACCCCATCGATCCTCACGGTTGGTTGGCGCACATAAATGCCTGACCGCCTGAGCATCGAAGATGCGCAGCGCCTGTTGGGGCGGGAGGAACGACCTCCCGCCCCGGCGGTTGAGATAGATGGTATCTCACCTGCCGATCTGGAAAGACTGTTCACCCCTAAGGACATACAGGTACAGCGCATGAAGCATGACTTGCATGCCGGGAACGAATGGACGTTCGGTATCCGCAAGTTTGATGAAGCAACATTAGGGGGTGCCCGACCGGGCCAGTTGGTTACGATCATAGGTAAGTCGCATACAGGAAAGACGCTGCTTGCGTTGAACATGATTGCTCGCAATCGTGGTCATCGCACACTGTGGGTTAGTCCTGATGAGACTGAGATTATGTTTTGGGGCAGGTATTCTGCTATCCGTTTGGAGATCGATCAGAAGGATTGGATCGGTCGGCTCATACGTGAGGATCAGACAGCGTGGGGACGCGCAGCACAGATCATGCACGATGAGGAGAACCTTCACTTTGAGTCCACCGGTATGACGGTGGACGACTTGGATAAGGCAATGCGCATTGCGTCAGTGACGTTATGGGAAGGGCAACGCCCACAGGTGTTGGTCTACGATTACTTGGAGTTGATTCGGGGCGGGGGCGCTGGCGATGCAGCCAGCGTGCAAGCCAAGATCGAATCGTTCAAGCAACTCATCTCTGACTGGCGTGTCGTAGGCGTGATGATCCACCAGTCTGGCCGGGGTTCAGGGAACCGTGGGCAGGCGGGTGGTATCGACGCAGGGCGTTACGCCTCCACCAGTGAAAGCCACTTCTTGATTGAGACTTGGCGCAGGTTGGAGGACACCACGTTGGATGATGACCAGCGTGCCTACTACGAGAATGAGATAAGCGTGGGCTTGTGGAAGAACAAGGCCGGTGATGGTGCGAAGGCTGAGGTAAACCTCACTATTGATGCGAGTGGGAGGTTGCTGGAGCCGGGGGTCACATGGGAGCAGATGAGTTTAGATGACTAACGCCCTGTTTGAACTATTCACTGGCTTTGATCTTGCGTATGGTACGGATGAAGGTGGTTGCCGTTGGCAACCGCTCACCGATGAACTCGCTGAGCGTCACCTGAGCGGCGAAGAGATGATCGGGGTTTACCCGATTGTCTACGACCCGTACATGAATCACGGTGGGCCTGCCAGTTTTGGAACAGACCGCAAATACGCGGACATGCAACCTGAACTGTGGATGTGTAAGTGGGGTGCGATGGACATAGACGAGGGTGAAGACTCCGTTGTTCTTGCTCAGAATGCTGCCACGATCCTATGGGCACAGGACATTCGTGCGTGGGTTGAACGCTCACGCAGCAAGGGATGCCATGTGTGGGTATTCGCACAGGAATGGGTTGAAGCAGCCATCATGCGTAAGGCATTGATGGCTGCGTTGCAACTTACCGGGGCACCCTACGACGCCGTGTTTCCTAAACAGGACTCACTGGATGGGCCTCCCGGCAACTACATGCGTTTACCATATGGTGGGAAACGTCCCGCAGGGCGGCAAGAAATCCTAGATTCCGACGGTGACTCGTTGGAATACTACGACTTCGTGATCGCTGCTGAAGAGCAGCGCACCACCCTTGACCTGTTGCGCCATGCGGCGGCCTACTACAAATCCCCTGTTTCTACCGAATCAAGTCTACCACCTGCCCGTGACTACAGCAGAGATCCGCTCATGCGAGTGGATGGAACACGCTTACGGGGGCTGGCGAAACAGATGTACGAAAACGGTCCCGTTCCCTATTACCGGGGTCACGGTGCTGGACGTGGTAGACACGGGTTCCTCAACCGGTTCGCTCGTGCCATGCTAGAATCTGGCTATAGTGTGCCGGATGTGACATCATGGACGAAGGATCTGGACGGACGCCTAGGTGCATGGTGGGAAGATGGCCCGAAGTTTACGGGAAGGAACGATTGTGATAGACAAATCGAACGACTCATTGCAGAAGCCCGCACAAGGGCCGGGTGAGTTTGCGTTTCTGATTCCCGAACGCCCCGTACCCAAGGGGCGTCCCCGCATGTCACGCAAGGGGAAGGTCTACACACCGACCGAGACTGTAAGCGCAGAGAAGGC